ATCATATAGCGGATTCCCTTATTATACCGAATCCTATTATTGGAATTATTCATCATACTCATCAACAGCATATTATCAGGGAAATATTCCATTTGGGTCTAAAGCAGGTCAAATGATAATACCCGCAGCTGGTATATATCAATTTAGGTTAGTACTAAAAGTTACAGCTACATCTGCAGCTATATATGATTATACTGGGGGTTCGAGTACATATTATACTACAACCGGAACTTCTAATCATACAACAACTGGTGATATTACTTTTCAATTTTCACCAAACGTAAATAAAACGGAAATAACAAATGGTGGTATTCAAGTATTATCAAATCAAGATGCTTATGTTCGTTTTAATAGAATCGAACCAAGTGCGTATGGTGGGGGTTCTGCGATAGCAAATTTTGTTGGTGGTGTGATTAATGTATCTGCATTTGGTGGATATCCAACAAATTTGGGTAATACTGGTATCTATATGAATGGTGGATTGTCTGTATATGGTACTACTAATTATTTAGGTGATTATTACTTTAGCGGAACTGGTACACAAGAATCACTTCGTTTAGGGGGAAGAAGTACAGCAACAGCGGCAGACCAAACGTATATAACTTCATATTCTAATTTTTTACCAGCAAGTGATAACTATTGGACAATAGGAAAGTCTGGACAAAAATGGAAACAAATATGGTCGAATACTGGAACTATACAAACATCAGATGCAAACCAAAAATTAGAAATAGAACAATCGCAATTGGGATTAGATTTTATAAATAGATTACAACCAGTTTCATATAAATTTATTTCTGGAAGTGCTATTACTGAAAAAATTGAGGATTATATAAAAACAGTTAAAGAACCGGCCATTATGGATAGTGATGGGGTAGTAGTAAAAGAAGAAGTTATTGAATATATAAAAAATGAACAAATACCAAATGTAACTTGGACTCCTGGTATAAGAAAACATCATGGGTTGGTTGCACAGCATGTAAAAACAATTTTGGATGACATGGGACTTTCAACAAATGATTTTGCTGGATATATTGAAGGTGATTTAGAAAATCATTCTGATTTGGGGTTACGTTATGAAGAATTTATGGCTCCTATGATTAAAGCAATTCAAGAATTATCATCAAAAGTTAATAGACTGGAAGCTGAAATAAGTAGTTCGAAAATTTAAAATCTATATATTTATATATATAAACAATAATATATTATGGAATTACAAACTGAAAAATTAGAAGAAAGTATTTTATCAAAAATAAAAGAACTTAATAACCGCAAAAATGAACTAACCATAAATGCTGGACAGTTACATTTAGATATAGCTGAATTAAATAAAATTATAGCTATTGTAGAAGCTGAATATGGGCAAGCAAATAAAGAATTAAATGCGATTTTATCAGATTTAAACCAAAAATATCCAAATGGAGAAATTGATTTAATTGAGGGTAATATACTCTACCAAAAATAAATTTGGAAAATTAAAAATAAATTCGTATATTTGTTACAATATGGCAAAGAAAAAGTTACTTTATGTCTGCCCACATTTATCTACCGGCGGACAACCCCAATACACATACAAGCAAATAAAGCACTATATCAATGATTTTGATATTCAAGTTGTTGAAATAAACAACAGTGGTGGAGATGCGTATGTAGTTCAAAAAAATAGAATCAAATCGTTAGTACCTGTTCACACATTAAGTGATAACAAACGTGCAATATTTGATGTTATTAGAACATTTCAACCTGATATAATTCATTTTCAAGAAATACCTGAATTTGATTTACCAATTGATATTGTTGAAAAAATATTTTCAAAAGATAGAAAATATTTTATAATAGCATCAACTCATGGTTCATTTACAAACCCATCTGAAATAATGTACCATCCAGACCGATATGTATTGGTTTCCGAATGGAGCAAACAAAGATTTGATAATTTGGGAATTGAAACCGAAATATGGGAATATCCAATTGAAGATTACGAATTTGATAAACAATCAGCTCAAGCTGAATTGGTATTAGACCCAACATATAAGCATGTACTTAATGTTGGATTGTTTTCACCTGGTAAAAATCAAGCTGAAATATTTGCAATAGCAAGACAATTAGAAAAATATAAAATCAAATTTCATTTTGTTGGAAATCAAGCTATGAACTTTGAAAATTATTGGAAACCATTAATGGAGTTTAAGCCTGATAATTGTATTATATGGGGTGAAAGAACCGATGTAGATACTTTCTATGCAGCATGTGATATGTTTTATTTTAGTTCTAAGTTAGAATTAAATCCACTTTCAATTAAAGAAGCATTAAGTTATAAACTGCCTTCTATATTTAGAAAGTTACATACATATTTGGATACATACGATAATAATGATTTAGTAACTTATATTGATGATGATTTAAAATTAACTAAAAGAATTATATTAGAAACTTTACAGCCTGAATTTAATGAAATACCAGGTTGGTTTGCATATTCTGAATTATATAATAATGTAGTTGATTCAGCTATTGGTGGTGAAACATTTGTGGAAGTTGGTGCTTGGTTTGGAAAATCAACAAATCATTTAGTAACTAAAATTAAAGAATCTGGTAAAGATATTAATTTTACATCAATTGATACTTGGAAAGGTACGGATGATGAGCAATTGCATCAAAATATAGTTAATACGTTTAATGGTGATATATTTTATGAATTTGTAGATAACACTGTATTATCTAATAACTATGCTACATTCAATACGATAAAAGATACATCAAAAAATGCATCAAATAATTTTTCTAATTCAAGTATTGATTTTATAATGATAGATGCCGGTCATTCTTATGAAGCATTAATGGAGGATTTAAATGTTTGGTATAATAAGGTAAAGCCGGGTGGTATAATTAGTGGTGATGATTATGGTGTATTTGAGGGAGTTACTAGAGCAGCAAATGAATATTTTTATGGACAGTTTCAACAAGGGTTTCGTTCATTTGTAAGAAGAAAACCACGTATCCAAGTTAAGCACATGCTGACTAGACCTGATGATATGAGAGAAAGAGTTTCTATACAATCATTACAGCAATTAGCAAAATACGGAATAGATTATCAACCAATAATAAATGAAGTTTACGAAGGAATTCCACCAGCTGAAAATTGTAGGAGACCTGAACATATAAGTAAAGATAATAAACCGGGTGAGTTATATCCTGGTGCTGGTTTGGGCTGGATGACTGGTAGACATTATGGTTGTTATTTAGCACATAGAAATGCATTAGAAACCATTGATGACGAAAATTATGATTACACATTAATATTTGAAGCAGATGCATTTATTTATACTGGTTTAGAAGAATTTGTGGATATAGTACATAAAGCATGTTTTATATCAGAAAGAGATGATGTTCATTTTATCTCTTTAGCAAATAACCCTTCAAGAGAAAAAACAAAAATAGATGAACTATTCACACAAACAGCACACAATCAAGACCTTGCACATTGTTATTTAATACCAAATCGTACAAAAGGTTGGTGGATGGAGAGATTAGATGATTGCGGTTGGGATGTTGGTGACCTTTGGTTTAATCATGTATTTTATCATCACCCAATGAAACGATACACTACGAATAAAATGTATTCTAAACAAGCAGAAGGATACTCACTATTAGATTTAACAGTTAAAACTTGGAGTTAATGATATACGATAATTTAGTAAAAAACTTAAATAATAAAGCTAATGTTGATAACAAAGTTTATTTTCACTTTGTTAGAGGGGCTTTTGTAGAAATAAAAGGACCTAAGGATTCAAACTATACAATAAAATTTTTTGATAACAAAACAAATAGACTTTTATATAGTTCAGATATTAGTACTAATATGTGGACAAAATGTAGTTTAGAATATTTTGTTGAATGGAGAATAGAAATATATGAAAACGGAAATCTTTGGTATGAGCATTTATATAATGCAGAAAATAAAAGAGTTTATGTTGCATTAGATTCCAAAGCATTGGGAGATAGTTTAGCATGGATAGCTTATGTTGAAGAATTTGGAAATGTTCACAATTGTAAGATGGTAGTTTCTACATTTATGAATAGTATGTTTGAAACTAGATACCCAAGCATAGAATTTGTATCACCTGGTACTAATGTAGAAAATTTGTATGCAATGTACGCAATTGGTTTATTTTATAATGAAGATAGTACAATTAATGTTTATAAAAATCCAATAGACCCTAAAGGACAAACAATGCAAAAAATGTGTTCCGATATATTAGGATTGGAATATAGAGAAATTAAACCAAAAATAAAAGAAAGAAAACCACACATAGAACCAAACTACAAACAAGTATGTATTGGAATACATGGTACTGCTCAATCTAAGTTTTGGAATAATCCAAATGGTTGGCAAGATGTAGTGGATTGGTTAAATGGTAGGGGGTATATAGTAAAATTATTATCAAAAGAAGGTGATAACTATATGGGTAATAAACTACCATCTGGAATAGTAAAACATCCAAACGGCCCTTTGGAATTAGTAATGGATGAAATGTTAAAATCAAAAGCCTTTATTGGTATTGGTAGTGGATTAAGTTGGTTAAGTTGGGGATTAGATGTACCAACAGTTCTTATTAGTGGATTTTCATACGATTGGGCTGAGATGCAAGATTGTATAAGAATAGCTGCACCAACAGGTAAATGTGAAGGATGCTTTAATAGACTTAGATTGGATGCTGGTGATTGGAATTGGTGTCCTGACCACAAAGGTACTGAAAGGCAATTTGAGTGTACCAAAACAATAACATCTGAAATGGTAATTAAAGAATTAGAAAAGTTTTTATAATGAAAAAGGTTTGGATAAATGGTTGCTTTGATGTTCTACATTATGGCCATTTTAAGTTGATAGATTATGCAAAATCGTTAGGAGATTTGGTAATAGGTATTGATTCGGATGAAAGGATTCGACAAATGAAGGGAGATGGTAGACCGTTCCATACAGAAGGACAGAGGGTATTTAATTTAATGCAAATACGGGATGTGGATACGATTGTAGTATTTGATAGTGATGATTCTTTAAGAAATCATTTGAAAATATACCAACCTGATATATTTGTAATTGGAGATGAATATATGTACAAACCTATAATTGGTGGAGAGAATGCAAAAGAAATAAAATTCTTTGGTAAATTGGATGGGTTTAGTACCACAAAGCTTTTAGATAATGAATAGAGTATTGGTTATAGGGGAACGTTGTACTGATATTTTTGTATATGGTACATCAAAACGCAAATCACCGGAAGGAAATGGACCTGTTTTTGTTCCAATTAGTGAAACCTACGGATTGGGTATGGCTGGTAATACTGCTAACAATCTAATGGCTATGGGTTTAGATGTTGATACATATTTTGATAAGGGAAATATTACTAAAACAAGATATGTAAATAAGGATACAAACGAATTGTATTTGAGATTGGACGAAAATGATATAACTGATAGAATCAATATTATCGATTTGCCTGATTTGGTAAAGTATGATGTAGTGGTTATATCGGATTATTGCAAGGGATTTTTAAACGAAGAAGATATTGCTAAAATAGCATCTTTACATTCATTGGTTATTTTAGATACAAAGAAAAAACTTGGAGATTGGTGTAAGGATATTACATTTATCAAAGTAAATAGACAAGAGTTTCAAAATAACTTTGGAGTTATAAAAGAAAATGATTGGTTATTTGATAAAATTATATGTACATTAGATAGGGGTGGTGCAATGCACAAAACAAAAATATTCGAAGTACAATCAGTAGATACCGCCGATGTTAGTGGGGCTGGTGATACCTTTGTTTCTGGATTTGTAGCTAGATACTTAGAATGCAATAATATAGAGGAATCAATTGATTGGGCTAATTATTGTGCAGGTGAAGTTGTAAAGAAAAAAGGAGTTTCTGTGTTTGAAAAATAAAAAAACAATATACTTATATATACAAAACAATAAAACTTAAATATTATGGCAGGTTTAGATAACATACCTCAACAACAACAAATTACTATTGAAACTGCTAAAATTGAAGCAGAAGCATTGCAATCTATCACAGATATCAATCAAAAAATTCAAAATTTAATTATAGAATTTGGTCAAATCCACATTCGTAAGAAAGAAATTAATGAAGAATTGGTTAGAATGGATGATTTCTTAGAAAAAGGAGAAGATGAATTTAAAATGTTAAATACCGAACTTAGAGAGGTTATTGATGCATTGGATGAGAAGTATCCACAAGGTAGAATTAATTTACAGGATGGTACAATTCAATATCAACCGGGTGCACCTACTAGAAAGCAACAAGCTGAACAGCTAGCACAACAACAATCATCTAATGGTGTTAAAGTTGTAAAACAGTAATCCTCAATATTTATATAGTAAGAAAACTATATGAAAGGATTAGCAAAATTTTTGGTTGAAACAATATTGGGAGAAGCGGCCGAAATGGACAAAGTAGTTGTTGTCTATTCTGGTCGCTTTCAACCATTCCATAAGGGCCACTTCGCAACTTATGAAAATTTAATACGCAAATTCGGTAAGGATAGTGTATATATCGGAACTTCTAATGTTACCGATTCAAAAAAATCTCCATTTAATTTTAACGAAAAGAAAGCAATAATGACAAAGATGTTTGGGATTCCATCATCTAAAATTGTTAATGTTAAAAATCCATACGCTCCACAAGAAATACTTAATGACTTTGATTCAGATACAACTGGTTTTATAACTGTTGTAGGTGAAAAGGATTCATCACGTTTAAGTGGTAAATACTTCACTCCATATAAAGGTAAAGTAGAAGCTGGATATCTTGATAAAGGTTATGTTTACGCATCTCCCGCACAACCAAATGCTATTAGTGGTACTGATGTTCGTTATTGGTTAAGTGCTGGTAGTGAAGAAGAAAGAAAGAAAAACTTTACAAAAGCATATCCAAAATTTGATGAACAAATATTCAAATTAATTACCCTTAAGTTGAAAAAACTTAAAGAATGTATTAATGAAGAAATTACGTTAAATGTAAAAGTTGGTGATACCTTATTAATGGGTAAATTTAAAAACAAAAAAGTAGTTGTTAAAAACATAGGAACGGATGAGTGGGGAATGCCAACAATTAATGGTAAAAAAGCAGTAACATTTCGAATTCCTAAAAAAGAAAATTTAAAAGAAGCTGCTAGTAATGCTGGTATGACTGCTGGTGATGAACCCGATACATCATTTGTTGCAGATGGACAAAAAAGAATATTAAATACAGCTAAGCCTGAAAATTGGTATAAGCAAGGTGGATATACTCAAATAGATACACCAAAAGCAGATGGTATGAGAGGTAGAGGTAAATCAAAAGATACCGAAACTCAATTTAGAAAAGCTTATTATAAACTTAAGAATGTAACACAAAGTACATTAAATCCAGCCGATGACCCACATAAAGTAGAAGATTGGGATGATGCTTATAGAGAAAATCCTGAACAAAAACCTAAAAGATTTTGGGAATTGCCTGATAATCAAAAAGATACAATAATATCAAAAGAAGATATCAAAGAAATCGTTGATGATTTTGATGAACTATTAGATGAGATGGGACTTGGTGGTGGAGCTGGTGTGGGTTTAAGTTTACCGGGTGGATATATTAATGGAGCACCTGATAGTAAAGATGTTAAGAAGAATAGTAAGAAACTTAACAACAAAGGAATGAGTGGGTATGAGGAGATTGATGAGATAGCAGTTCAGATTGATAATATTCCTGGTGGGTTAGCAAAAGGTATGACATTAAATGATATAGCTAAGCATCATAATATAAGTCCACAAACATTAAAGAATGAATTTATAAAAGGATATGCAATAGAAAGAGAACATACTACTGATATTAATATAGCAAAAGAAATTGCATTAGACCATCTATACGAAGACCCAAATTATTATAGTAAACTTTCTAAAATAGAAATACCATATAATGAAGGATTCACAAAAGGACAGATATTTGCTGGTAAAATGAAGGTGGGTGGAAGGCCTGTAAATGTAGAAGTTGAATTGGTAGGTTCTGATAATAAAAAAAATGAATTTATAACTAAAATCATATTCGTTGATAAAGGATATGAAAGACAATTACCAATAGGTTCTAAGTTACCAATACCGGCTAGAATATTTAGAACACCTGGTGGCGGTTGGAGAAAAATTAAAACACCATCTGCGTTTGAAAATGTAACTGAAGCAACTACATCCGATATAATAAAAGATTTGGATAAAGTAAAAAATGATTTAATTAAAAAGGTAGATGTATTAATTGCTAAAAAGAAAAAACTATATTCTAATATGGATATAGAATCACCAATGAGTGCAGATGAAAAGAAATTAGATAAAGATATACAATCTATATTTTCACAAATACAACAATTGATTCAACAAAAAAGAAAAATAAAAGAAAACACAATTATAGAATATACCGGTAATGGAGCATTTCCTCAGGATGGTAATACAACAACTGGGTATATATGGAACTCTGATTGGGATGATTATGATAAGCAAAAATATTATTTAGATAACCTGGAAGGTTGGGATTTTGTTGATGATATACCATCCGAAAGAGAAAAGAAAACCGCAGTAGACCAGACATTACCAATAGATAATCATAAAGATAAAACGGATAAATACAATCGTATATTAAAGTATAATTTGAAATCTCCAATTGATTTTTTAAAAGAATCTTTATTAATGGAAGGTGGGGCTTATGGTCACATGAATCATCCATTTGATATTGAAATGAATCTTACATTTGCTGACCTTAAATCAATTGTAACCAAAGCACTTAATGGTGACTTAGAATTGACTAGAGAGAAGACTGATGGACAGGCATTAGCAGTTAGTTGGGTAAATGGTAGGTTAGTAGCAGCTCGTAACAAATCACATCTAAAGAGCAAAGGAGCTGGTGCTATGACAATCGGACAGGTAGCTGAAAAGTTTGGAGGTAGAGGTGGATTAACCGATGCTTACAACTTCGCTATGCAAGATTTATCAAACGCAATAGCAGCTCTATCCGAACCACAAAGACAGAAGATTTTTAAGGATGGTGCGTGTTTTATGAATTTAGAAGTAATATATCCAACATCCGTAAATGTAATCCCTTACAATCAACCTCTATTGGTATTTCATGGTACATTTGAATATGATGATGCTGGTACTATTATAGGTGAGAATCAACAAGCTGCATCTATATTGGGTGGTATGATTAAGCAAGTAAATGCACATGTTCAATCTAAGTACACAATACAAGGACCACCAATGACTAAGTTACCAAAATCGGAAGACTTGGCCAAATTACAAGGAAAGTATTTAGGAATGATTTCTAAATTACAATCGGAATTTGGATTATCTGATAATGATGGTGTGGGTGAATATCATCAGGCTTGGTGGAGTAAGTTTGTAGAAAAGGGTGGAAAGAAATTAGATGCACAAGAAAAAATAGGACTGGTAAAGAGATGGGCATTCAATGATAAGTCATTCAGAATAGCAACAATACAAGACCCTAAACTAAGAGCGTGGGCAGAACAAACCGATAAACAAGACCAACAAAAGATATCAAAACAAAATCTAATGAGATTTGAGGAGATATTTTTAGGAGTTGGTGCCGATGTACTATCCTTTATGGACTCGGTTCTTACAGCAAACCCTGATAGTGCTAAAAGACAAATGGTAGCTCGTTTACAATCAACAATATCTCAAGTAAAAGCAAGTGGTGACCCTAAGAAAATTGAAAAATTAAAATTAGAATTAACTCGCTTAAATGCACTTGGTGGATTCGAAAAAATTGTACCAAATGAGGGCATTGTATTTGTCTATGGCGGTAACACATATAAGCTTACAGGTGCATTCGCACCACTAAATCAAATTTTAGGTATTTTCTTCGATAGTTAATCGTTTTCTGAATTTTGATATACTTATATATACAAATATATTGTATATACTATGGCAAAGGAATTTAATAAAAAGTTTATGCATCCAACTCGTAGAAAGTTGGTGGATATGGTATTGACCGGTGGTGATTATCAAAAAGAAGCGTTTGTATCATTTGCTGGAGCTGATACAGAGATAATAAAACGTAAGGTTGGTGAAAAATGGACAGATGAAAATGGTAGGTCTTGGGAACAAACCGAAGGTGGTAGAATAGAATTTTCGGAGTTGGGTGATATTATGGCTGAAACAAGAGCTTATTTAGATAAGTTAAATAGTTGTAAATCTGACAATTGTAAAACAATAAAAATAGGTAGAGTTGATAAAAAGTTAATATCTAAAACTGGATATTGTTTACATTGTCTTACTATAAGAGAATCTCAAATTAAAATAGATGGATTATGGGAAGCTTATGAGGATTATAAAATATATTCTAATATGATTTCCTATGGTATAGATGTAGTTTCTCAATTTCAACAAGCATACAACGATGCTAAACAAACATACGAAGTAGTTCAAGAAGATGGAACAATTGAAAAGTGGAGTATGGAACGAGATGTAACCGAATTGAAAGCTGAAATACTAACTGATATAACTAAGTTTGAAGAAGAAATTGAACAGGCAAAAAAGTTAAGAAATAATGCTTGGGATAAATTAAAAGATAAAGGTTACGATTTAGTAAAACCTCCTGTTGATTAATATGAGTACATCGATACTACCAAAAAAATCTTTAAAAGAGATTATTGCAGAAGAATATAAAAAGTGTGCGGTAGACCCGATTCACTTTATGAAAAAGTATTGTATGATTCAGCATCCGGTTAGGGGTAAAATACCTTTTCACCTATTTCCATTTCAGGAAAAAACACTAACACAATTTGCTGGTAATCGTTTTAATATAGTTCTAAAATCACGTCAAACTGGTATTTCAACTCTATCAGCTGGATATGCACTTTGGAGAATGTTATTCAATACGGACTTTAACGTATTGGTTATCGCAACTAAGCAAGATGTAGCCAAGAACTTAGTAACTAAGGTAAGAGTAATGCATGAGTTACTTCCTAGTTGGCTTAAGGGAGGTTCATTAGAAGATAATAAACTATCCTTAAAATTACAAAACGGCTCTCAAATTAAGGCTATTGCTAGTTCTCCTGATGCTGGACGTTCTGAAGCATTATCACTTCTTATATTTGATGAGGCTGCATTCATTGGTGATATCGATGAAATTTGGACATCTGCACAATCAACACTTTCAACGGGTGGAGCTTGTATAGCACTTTCTACTCCCAATGGTGTGGGTAACTGGTTTCATAAAACTTGGTTATCCGCAGAAGAAGGTACTAATCCATTTAATACAATTAAATTACATTGGACTTTACACCCTGAGCGAGGAGAAGCTTGGAGAGAAGAACAAGAAAAATTATTAGGAGCAAAGAAAGCAGCACAAGAGTGTGATTGTGACTTCGTATCTTCTGGTGATACGGTTATTGACCCAGAATTATTAATGTTCTATAAAGAATCATATTGCCAAGACCCATTAGAAAAGACTGGATTTGATGGTAATCTTTGGAGATGGGAATATCCAAACGCAGGTAGTTCTTATATGGTTATTGCGGATGTGGCTAGGGGAGATGGTTCGGATTATTCCGCAGCACATGTTATGGATATAACAACTTGTACACAGGTAGCAGAGTATAAAGGAAAGGTTGATACTAAAGATTTTGGAAACTTCTTAGTTGAATTATCTACACAATATAATGATGCCTTACTTATTATAGAGAACGCAAACATTGGTTGGGCAACAATTCAGCAAGTAATAGATAGACAGTATAAAAACTTATTCTATATGAGTAAGGATTTAAAATATGTAGATGTTGAAAATCAAATGAGAAACAAATATCGTGCAGATGAAAGACAGATGGTTGCTGGGTTTTCAACAACTTCTAAGACTAGACCATTAATTGTATCTAAGTTAGATGAATACTTTAGAGAAAAAGCAGTTACAGTTCGTTCTAATCGTTTGATAGATGAATTATTTACATTTATATTTATGAATGGTAGAGCTGAAGCTATGAAGGGTTATAACGATGACTTAGTAATGGCATTTTGTATTGGATTGTGGGTTAGGGATACTGCACTTCGTTTAAGACAAGAAGGTATTGACCTTACGAAACGAGCAATAGGAGGTATTTCATCAAACATGCAACACGACGGGGTATATGGTGGTAGTAGTATGGAAGATAATCCTTGGAAAATGAAAATAGGTGATGAATATGAAGATTTATCTCAATGGTTATAAAATAGTAGTGTTTTGATAAATTACGATATTTATGGTATATGCCAAAATAAAAATTAAAAGTAAATGATTAAATTAGCTAATATCCTAAAAGAAGATGAGTATGTAGACCAAGCCTATAAAGCTGGTGATACTCCAACCGATAATCCAATTGATGATTATGATGAATTGGATGTTGAGCAAGAAGATATGGATGATTTCATAAACTTTTTAAAAGGATATTCAACTCAATTGGAAGAAGCAAATTGTAATTGTGTTTATGAAGCAGAATATCAGGGTAGAGAGGTGAAGTTGGGTAAACCAATGCAAGGTGATGTTAAGAAGTTTAAAGTTTATGTTAAAAACCCAAAGACAGGAAAAGTAATTAAGGTAAACTTTGGACAAAAGGGAATGAAGATTAGAAAATCAAATCCTTCTGCTAGAAAATCATTTAGAGCAAGAATGAATTGTGATAATCCCGGTCCTAGAACAAAAGCAAACTACTGGAGCTGTAGAAAATGGTAAAATAAATTATGGCAGACGAACAAAAATTAGATGACAGAAGTTTTTTTGGTAGACTTAAAAAACTATTTTCAACCAACGCAATTGTAACGGTTGATAAAGATGGTAAGAGAAAAGTTGTAGATACTGAAGACCGTCAATATAATACAAACTTCGTAAATCTTAGAGATAGATATACAAAGTTACAAAGGTCTTATTATGAGACTAATCAGGGTGCACAATCAATGGCATATCATCAAGTTCGTAGAGAACTTTTTAGAGATTATGATGCTATGGATAGTGACCCAATCATATCATCGGCATTAGATATATATGCTGATGAATCTACAACTAAGAACGAATATGGTGATGTAATTCAGATTAAATCCACAAATGAAAACGTAAGAGAAATGCTTCATAATTTATTTTATGATGTATTAAATATAGAATTTAATTTATGGCCTTGGGTTAGAAACTTAGTAAAATATGGTGATGCATTCTTAGGATTAGAGATAGCAGAAGGTAAAGGTGTTATCAATTGTATGCCACATTCAATTTACAATGTTGAAAGATTAGAGGGTACTGACCCTAACAATCAAAACTATGTAAAGTATAAGGTTGAAATGGACCAATATGGTAAAAAAGAATATGAGCAATATGAAATGGCTCACTTCCGTATGTTATCAGATACCAACTTTTTACCTTATGGTAAATCAATGGTAGAAGGTGCAAGAAGAATTTGGAAACAATTATCTCTTATGGAAGATGCGATGTTAATCCATCGTATTATGAGAGCACCTGAAAAAAGAATATTTAAAATTGATATTGGTAATATTCCACCGGTAGAAGTTGATAACTATATGCAAAAAATTATTAACAAAATGAAGAAAACTCCATTTGTTAATAAAGATACTGGTGATTACAACTTAAAATACAATATACAAAACCTTACTGAAGATTTCTTCTTACCTGTACGTGGTAGTGATAGTGGTACTAATATTGAAAACCTACAAGGTTTAGAATATGCGGCTATTGAAGATATCGAATACCTAAGAGGTAAATTATTTGCAGCATTAAGAGTACCAAAGGCTTACTTATCGTATGATGAGAACGTAAATGGTAAAGCAACTCTAGCAGCAGAAGATGTTCGTTTCGCAAGAACTATTGAAAGAATACAAAGAACAGTTGTTAGTGAATTAACTAAAATAGCAATTGTACACTTAGCATCTCAAGGTATCGAAGATTCTGAAATGACAAACTTTGAATTAACTCTTACTAACGCTTCTACAATCTATGAGCAAGAAAAGGTTAATTTATGGAGTGAGAAGGTAAGATTAGCATCTGATGCAAAAGCACTTAATATGTTATCATCCGATTGGTCATACCATAATATATTTGGATTATCACAGGATGAAGTTGATATTGAAAGAGCAAAAGTAATCTTAGACCTTAAGGATAGATTCAGACACACTTCAATTGAACAACAAGGACAAGACCCGGCAAATCCACCACAACAACAAAATGTGGAGGAGGAAATTGGTAAACTTAAAACCGAAATTGAATTAAATAGAGGAGTTGGAAGACCAAAAGAAGGAA